CATTTTCATCCACGCAGACCACCTCTTCCCAGGCACCGCCCCAGGCGTCTGAATCGTAGGTTGCTTTGTGGGGCCAAGACAGCCTCGCCCGGAGCCTATCGGCCTCGGCCATCTGCTTCAGGAGCATGGTTCGTAACTGGCGACCGAACTGCTCCAGATCATACTCACCCCACTGGATAATGTTCATGTACTTTTTGTACCTTATTTTCATTTTGTGATGAACATACTCTCGCCTATCAAAAATGTCTGGCATAAATACAGCACCCAAAGTAGAGTTACATTCTTGACAGGCCGGAACCACGGGGACACGAAGCCTGTCGGCTTCCCCCGTAAAACCACGAGGAAGTAAATGATCCACGCTGGTAGCAGTCTCGCCACAGTAGACACACTCGCTACCGGGGTAGTCTGGATGAACGTAATTAATAAACATTTCAACAGCCATAGTATTCCCTACCTAGTCGCTCGGCTTTAAGCCTCGCTCCTTGCCGGAACCCAGAAAAGAGAAATGCCCCCCCTACCCCCCCCAAGACTCAGGGTGGTAAGGTAGGCTCCTCTTCTGGCCCGGTCTTTGCCGTCGCCCGTCAATGGAGTTTCTGCCCCACGCTTCCGCGCAACACGCACACTACCACGAGTCCTTGACACGGAACCCAGACACGCCCATAATCCCATCATGGAAGAAACACCCGAACCGTACATTTCGTACAGTCAACTCACCACCTGGCTCCAGTGTGGGGAGAAGTACCGCTTGACCCGTATCCTGAAACTGGAAGAAGACCCAGCCTGGTACTTCGCTGGTGGCACAGCAGTGCACTCTGCCGCTGACGCCATCGACCACGCGCTACTGGAGGGCAAGTGAGCAACGTAGCCTACGAAGCAGGCATGGCCGCGTTCCGCGAATCCATAGCCAAAGCCAAAGAAGACAACAAAGGCAAACCGTGGCGTGCCGGTGGCAGGGCAACGAAGAAGTTCCCGAACAAGGAAGACGAATCCTGGTGGCTGTCAGAGGGACCCGCTATGGTTCACGCCTGGTACAACTGGCGGCACAACAACCCGAACCTAGAGATCTGGCACACCGACCAAGGTGTACCCGCCATCGAAATCGGGATCATGGTTCGCCTACCCGGTGACGTGTTGATGAAGTCCGTCATCGACCGCGTGTTCGTGGACAAGGTGACCGGGCAGACAATGATCGTTGACTTGAAGACAGGTCAGCCACCGAAGTCTGGCCTGCAACTGGCCGTGTACCGCACCGCCCTACTGGAGCAGTACGGTGTGGCACCTGACTACGGCTCGTACTGGATGGCACGCAGTGGGACACTAGACACTGTGCATGACCTGCGCCAGTACTCTGACGACATGATCAAGCGGTGGCTTCGTGACGTGAAGCGTGCCATTGACGCTAGGATCTTCGTCCCCAACATGACTAACTTGTGTGGTACTTGTGGTGTCCAAAAGTTCTGCTATGCTTTCGGTCACAAGGAATACCAGCCTGATTTCAATGATGATCTAGGAGTGAACTGATATGGGTGCATCACCTGAGGGAACAAAAGTCCAAGCCAACTTCAAGATTGGTAACGACTTGTTCAACGTGTACGCGAACTCTATGAGCGAGTTCGTTGATCTCCTCGCTGAGTTGGAGGAGAGCGGGATTACCGCTATCCATAGTGTCCAGTCTAAGTTGACTGGTGCACACACTGTTGCTACGGCTGCCGCTGTCGCCACTCCTGTGCCACGTAACGACGCACCCCCCGCTTCGTTCACGTCGGCGGCGACGAAGCAGTGCGTGCACGGTGACATGGTTGCCCGCAGTGGCAGTAACGCTAAGGGTCCGTGGAAGGGTTGGATGTGTCCTACCCCGAAGGGGACACCTGACCAGTGCAGCCCAGAGTTTCTGCGCCGTGGCACACCTGACTGGAATAACCATCCCGCGTAGGAGGTGAAATGGAAGAGGACGAGATCTACGTCAGCAAAGTAACCATCGTGTCCAGTGAGCGTCTTGATATCAAGAAACTCGCTGACAAGGTTTCTGCTTTCGGAACCGTCACATCCGTGTCTTCGGAGCGTAGCGACGAGGGCGACGAGGAAGAAGAGGACTAAGTGAGGTCACTTGACCGGGCCGTAAGGTCCATCGACAAGAAGGCAATGGTGATCCCAATGCCGTTCAAGTCGTGGAGTGACGCTAACATTTCCGTGCGCCGGGGTGAGGTCAGCATGATCGCTGGCCCTCCCGGTGCCGGGAAGTCCACTGCAGCGTTGGCGATAGCGATACGGTCGAAGGTGCCGACGTTGTATGCGAGTGCTGATTCGCACGAGTCCACTATGGCTATCCGGTCGCTGGCTATGGTGTTGAACATTCCTCAGGCTGACGCTGAGGAGAAGATGGCGAACGACCCACAGTGGGCTAGTTTGATATTAAAAGACAACATCGGCCACATTCGCTGGATGTTTGATGCGTCCCCCACGCTGGCTGACTTGGAGGATGAGATCAACGTGTACCGTGAGGTGATGGGTTCTAACCCTGAACTTGTGGTCGTTGATAATGCGGTGGACGTGACCCACGAGTCGGGGGATGAGTTCTCTTCGCTGCGGTCGCTGATGCGTGAGGTGAAGTGGTGGTCCCGTGACACGTCTGCCGCGTTCCTGATCCTGCACCACACGAGTGAAGGCTACGAGGGTTACCCGTGTCCTCCTCGTGCAGCGTTGCACGGGAAGATCGCCCAAGTTCCGTCGCTGATTGTGACTCTCTCGTCTGACCAGCCTGGGTTGATGGCTGCTGCCCCGGTGAAGAATCGTTATGGTCCTGCTGATGCGACGGGTAAGACTGCCGTGTGGATGGATTATTTCCCGACGACGATGACCCTGAAGGACATGGACTGATGCGGATTCACATGAGTGGTATCGCCATGAGAACCTTGGCAGCAAGTGACTGGCAGGAAGAAGACGTTAAAGGTGCTGGCGGTAACTTGAAGGCACACGTCACCTGGATACTTAAAGATCTACCCTACACATACAACATGGATTCTTGGTATATTACCAAGAAGAAAGACGGGGACTGGCACGAGTGGGAATGGCACACTGACATTAGCCTCAACGACCTGAAGGAACGAGTCAGTGAGTTCAGCCAATAAACGCAAAGGGTCACGCTGGGAAACAGACCTAGAAGACTACTACAACGACAACGGCCTGAAAGCACGACGCCTCCCACGGGCAGGAACCAAAGACATCGGTGACGTTGCCATCGAACTCCGCAACGGTCACGTCGTAGTGGTTGAGGCCAAGAATGTGCGAGCCAACAAGGTACCAGAGTGGCTTGCTGAAGCAGACGTGGAAGCAGACAACTATCAAGACAAGTACGACACACCCTGCTACGGGGTTGTGGTTCGCAAGTCACCTGGTAAGAATGCTTCTGGTGGTGTTGTGATGATGACGCAAGAAACCCTACTGAACCTGCTACGGTGGAATGGACTAGCATGATCGGACACTTTTGGTTCCAGTTCAGGTACTGGATCGCTGGCAAAATCGTCGGCCTAGATATCCTTGACGAAGTAAACTCCGCCTACGAATCCGGCAGGGAATGGGGCAGGACAGAACGTTGGGGATTCAACAAAACCCAAGATGATGTCCCAACAGTTTGACATTTGGCCCGTGCTAGAACACTACGGGTGGGTACTCCCCGCCCCCCGTGGAGTGTGGCAGTCAGTACGGTGCCATGTGCACGAAGACCAGCACGCATCCTGCCGCGTCAGCCAAGACGCAGGCGTCATCAAATGCCTAGGGTGCGAGTTCAAAGGCAGCGCAATAGACGTGGTTCGGCACTACGAAGGGATCGGTTACAAGGATGCTGTCAGTCGATGCGAGGAAATTACTGGCGGAAGCGGAGTGGGCGTACTACAGTCAAGTAGGGGATATAGCCGACTATCTTCTAGGTCGCGGGATCGACGGGGAAGCCGCACGTATACACCACCTCGGCTACGTAAAAGAACCAATGATCGGTGATGACGAGATGCGTGGCCGTCTGGCAATCCCCTATCTCACGCCTTCAGGTCCAGTCGATATACGTTTTCGATCCATCCACCCCGACGACTCCCCCAAGTATTTGTCCCGTGCCGGGTCACAGCAACACATCTACAATGTGCTTGCCTTCCAAGATGACTCCGATATCATGTGTGTTTGTGAAGGTGAGATTGACACGATCATCGTTAACACAATGGTTGGCGTACCTGCCGTGGGTATGCCTGGTGCTAACGGTTGGAAGAACTGGTATGCGCGTGCGTTCGCGGACTACCGGAAAGTATTCGTCCTAACAGACGGGGACCAGGCAGGTAGGGACATGGGTAAGAAGATTATGCAAGCGATTGACGTGGCCGTTGTGGTTCCTATGCCTGACGGTATGGATGCTAATGAAGTCTATCTCCAAGAGGGAGCGGACGGTATCAGGAAGAGGTTGGGGTTGTGAGCGAAGACGTGGCACTACTTGGTGTCATCATCCTTGGTTCCATGATCGGTGGCTGGATTCTTGCCGCAGTGGTCATGTACATCACCGCGCAGATTGATGAACGTAAGTGGCGCAAGAGGGCAGTCGGTATCTTGGCTGAGAGGCGTGATCATGGATGATGCCTCCGCAGGATTGGGAGAGTCTTTTGCAAACTCTGAGAGGAATTGGCTTGGTTATCGAAAGCCAGAACCGGCAGACCGGCAAGATAACCCTACGGGTATACCCATTGCCCCGCCAAAACATCCAGGGTACGGTGTAACCACAGACGAACTCGCTGAGGCGCAACGCCGCTTCACGAACTATGCCCGGCTGCGTATCATGGGCACCGGGAACCGTGAGTATTCCCGTGGCGGGAAGCAAGCGTTTGAGGACATGTCTCTGCACCGCCTGATTGAAGAGTTGCGGGATGAGATCGCTGACTCCGTGAACTATCTGACGTTCATGGATATTCAACTGTCACGCTGGAAGCGGACACTGGAGGAAAAAATATGAAACGAGTATGGGTTGTTTCCGACCTGCAGGTTCCGTTCCATGACAAGCGTGCCGTTGATGCGCTTGCTCAGTGTATCGCCGACTTGAAATCCAAGGACGATATAGTAGTTACTATCGGTGACGAGATGGACTTCCAAACCATCAGCCGGTGGTCTGCTGGTACGCCGCTAGAATACGAGCGTTCTATCGGCAAGGATCGTGACGCCACGGTGCAAGTGTTGAAGGATCTGCAGGTGCAGCACATGATCCGGTCTAACCACACTGACAGGTTATATAACCAGGTGATGCGGCGGTTGCCTGGTCTGCTT